GGACAGCCAAGGCGCTCCATCATTCGAGCGTAATCACTTGCTAGTTTGGCATCTAGCACAACTACGTCGTCCCCAAGCACATAGAACTCACCCTCAAAGGGTTTGTTCAAAAGTGCATACAACAACATCCCGTGGCTAATCGCAAAAGCTGCGAAACTTGGATACAGCCCCAAAGGCTGACCCTTCTTCCACGATAGTAACTGTGTCTTGCCGCTAGGCATTTTGCAGTACCAATCACCCCTCGAAAGTGTAACCCATAAAGGGATATAACCATGAGGGTCATGAAGAATGGAAGTTAAGATACGTTGTTGTAGTTCTAACGGGAAATAATCCGTTGCAGAACTAAGGTCGAATGAGAATACTGGCTTACCGGCTTGAAGCTGTGCTTGGACCTTCGGGAATGCTTTCCGTTGGTCATGAGTACAGTCCCAGGGCAAGGATTCAGCTATCCCGAACAGGGCATCGCCTAGAGGCTCTAATAACCTCTGGTAAACTCGCGCAGGGTTGGCTACATATCTCAACTTGTAGCCTGCTTCTTGCAAGAAAGAAATACGGCCCATCGGAAGAAGGTTTGTTCCATCAATACGCGGAACAAACGGACCCGATAGTTGATCATCTACAAAGGTTTCCATTCCTTTGAAGAGTTTATTGAAGAGAGGAAACCACTCTTCAATGACCTGCCGGCCCCTTTCATGGCCAGTAAGGTACAGAACCGAATCTAATATGGCACCTTCCGTTTCCGGAACAGTGTCATACCCGGTAAGAGAAGCCGGGCTCGGTGCAAACCGATTTGGATTAGGTACCATATCTATGAGTGGTCTAGGGAGTTGATTAAGTTCCCATTTCCATTCATATCCATTCCGATGCAAAAACATGTTAATGTGCTCAATAAGACGCACAGGAACAGGCAATGCATCAACACTGAGTGAGGTGAGAAACTTAGCCTCTTGCTTCCGAGTCACCTCGGGGGCAACAAACCAAGAATACATCATAAGAAGTTGAATTCCTTGTTTGAAGTGTCTTTCCGACACTTTCATCCAAGTTTCGAGCGCACCGATAGGACCTGCAAAGACCCTATCGCCGTGGCGAGACTTCTTAATCCAGCTAGAGACAGCAGGTTGACCTGATTTTATGCGAATAAAATCAACCTTAACTGCTTTCAAACGCTGAATAGCCCACTCCTCCCCATTTGACTCAACCCACCGTTGGAACATAGAAACGATGGGAAGAGAAATCTCTAATGGGACAGGAAGGAGTCTTACTCTTGACTTGATCTCTTTGAAGCTCTCAGCTACATTAGTAGCCATAATTGTGCTCTCCTTTCAGAGATGTGCAATGAGATGATTAGAAGGTTACGATCAGCACCAGTAGGTAGTGGGTCAAAATGGTTCATGCCAGTGGCCGCAATGGGCGTGTCAGAGGATTTTAAGAGACGACTACACAAACTGGTCTAGGGGAG